GACGCGACCGTCCTCGCTCGAACCGTCGCCGGCCCAGTGGAACGTACGGCCGATGCAAGGCTCCCGGAAGTCGGCCGGGTTCGTTGCGACGCGAGCGACCATCGCGTATTCGTCCGACCAGATCGAGGAGATCGAAGCCGACTGGCCCTCTTTCCCGGTGTTCTGAGCTCCGCCGGCGACGATGACCTGATCGAGGTCGAATACGCGAGCGAGCATCTCGGCCGTAACGTCCGAGGCTTTGATCCGATCGCCCGCACCGCTCGCGGCGATCCGGTCGGTGATCTGATCGACGTTCCGCAGGTTGCGAAAGACCTTACGGTTCACGATCAAAGCGTTCGGCCAGAGACAGGAGTTATCCCAGACCTTTTGAACCGCCGCCTCGACGTCGTCGATCGGAGTCGCGTTCGCCGCGTCGTCCCACTCGTTCGAAACGCCGGTCGTTAGGCTTGCGCCCGTCCAGGTCGTCGTATTGAATACCGCGTCGGCTATACGCTTCTCGGCGTTCCGGAGGACGTAGCCCATCGCACGGTTCGCGGCGAGGACTTGAGCGTCGAAGTATTCGGCGAACATTTGACGTTCGCGGTCGTCGATCGGCTCCTCCCAGCCGTGTTCTTCGGTCGCGTAGGTCGCCGTCTCGAATTGGAACGAACCGCGAGCGTATCCCGAACCTGGGGCGCGTTTCGTATCGGCGTTCTGAAGGAGCTGCTCGAGCGGAATCTTACCGAAGTTTCCCGCTTGCGATCCGACACCGAAGAACGGGAGGACGCGATTCCCGACAAAGTTCTGACGCTCGGCGAGGAGATCGAACTCCTCGAGCGATTGCGCGATGTCGGGACGTTGAGTAGCTAGCGATGAGCTTGGAATCGGCATCGTTCATTTCTCCCCCCCTTGAACAATGCGAAATATGAAATTGAGAAACCGCCTCGGGGCTTCGCAGGGCATGACTCCCGCAACCCCGAGGCGGCGTTCAAGGGGCTCGGTTATGATTCGGCACTCACGCCCGCGGCGTGAAGCAAAGCGCACTCGACGATATCGCCGTCGGCCGTTGCAGCCTCGTAGGCTTTCGCGAACTTGAACGACGTCGAGGCTGCCGTATCTTGCACCTTACCGGATGCCTCGGTGTAAAGCGTCGCGCCGACCGCGAACGCCTCGCCGGCGATCATCTTGAAAGTGCCCTGGCTGTTGAACAATTTGACGGCGATCTTATCGCCCGCCGCGTAAGCCTCGGTCTGAGCGACCCCGTCGCCGATCTCGGTGAGACCAGCGACGACGCACTTCCCGTCGGACTCGAGAATAACTCGTGAGTATTGCGGAACGGCCTCGTCGGCCTCGAACGTCACGCATCCGTCGTCGTGTTGTTTGCTCACGGCAAAGGTTCCTGTTTAAGAGGGTAGATCGAAAGACTTCGGAGGATCCCGCCGAGTCGCTATTTGTTGTAAGAGATCTCTTGCAACATCTGCTGCCGGAGACCTGGGTTCTTCTTGTTCGCCATGATGACCGCCCGCGGCCGGTCGTTCGTTACGGCGTAAGCGTCCTCGACGGCCTTATCCCACGCCGCCTTGGCGGACATACGAGGACCGTTCCCGCCGACGTTTGTTACCGGTGCTGAGCCCGGCCGCTTTCCTCCGCGCATCCGCGGCATCATTTCCTCGTCGTCGTCCTCGTAATCGCTCATCGAAGGCTTATCTTCGCCGCTCTCGGCGACGGGCTCGGCTTCCATTTCCTCGCCGCCTTCCATCGCTTCGGCGAGCTTCGCGCGGAGCTCCTCGATTTCGGCCATGAGACGCTCGTTCTCGACCATGAGCTCCTCGGCTGCGGCCGCGGCGACGCTCGTCATCGGCATTTCTTTCTCGAGGCACTTAAGGACGAAATCGGCCTTCGCCTTCGGGAACGCCTCGCGGATTTCCTTAATTGTCGCGGCTTGCATGTTTTGCCTCGATTGTTTCGGTACTGGAGTAGAAACGCCCGACGCAGGCTCGGACGTGTTCGTCTGTCGGAGGCACGCCGCGACCTTCGCGGGAATGCCCGTATAAATACTCGCGACCATCGACGGCGATCGCCGCCGGATTACCGTCGAGACGAGCCCGGCCGCTTGCGCCTCGTCCGCGTTGTAATATGTCTCGGCCCGAAGTAACTCGGAGACCTGATCGCTCGGGATTCCGGTCTTAGCCGAAAACGCCTCGATAAAGTTCTGTTTGACCTTCGAGACCATATCGGCCGATCGCCGGAGGTCCTCGTCGTCGCCGGTTAACTCAAGGCTCGGATTATGAACCATGATGTAACCGTTCTCGGTGATATCGACCCGCTCGAACGCGAGGGGAAGCATCGCGGCGATCGAGAACGCCGCCGATTCGATAACGCATCGCTTACGACCGTTGTATCCGGCGAGCGCGTCGTAAATCGAGAATCCCTCGAATACGCTCCCGCCAGGTGAGTCGATACGAACGACGAGCTCCTCGCTGCGGTCGACTTGTTCGAGGACAGCCTTAACGTCGGACGCGAAAACGTCCCGGCCGATCTGTCCGTAGATTTTGATCTCGTTCATAGCTTGACAATCTACCTGCTAGGGAAGGACGAAACGACCGAGTCCGCAAAACCGTTTTGCGGCGTCTCGGAACTAGCGAGGATCCTCCTCGGGAACGTCCGGCGTTCCGTCGCTCGTATCCGCGACGAGCTTGTCGATCGTCGCGCCCGAAAGCCCGAGCATCCCGAGTTCCGTCCGGACGCGAGACTCGCTCGACGTTCCGGCCGCGAGCTCGCCGAGGAGATCGGTGATCGCCTTGCGGACGTTCTGCCAGTCTCGACGGCCGGCTCCGAGGAGCTCGCCCGAGCCGGCGTCCTCGATCGGTTCGCCGGGAGAACCCGCCGCGGCCGTATCGCTCATCGAGAGCTGCATACCGCTCGGCATCGGTAGCGGGATGAGCTCGCGCCAGTGTACTGGCTCGCCTTCGGGGTTCTGCTCGTTAATCATCGCGGCGACCTTCTTCGCCTTCGCGATACCGTTCGCGTTATCCGCGATTACCTCCTCGAGGAGCTCGTCCCACTCGACGCCGCGTTCGGCATGTAGCCGCCGCGGACTCGTCAGTCCGTTCTGTAGCCGTAGCGCGTCGCCTTGAGCGTCCGCGACCGGCTCAATGTACTGGTAGCTCGGGACGTTCCACTTATGCGAAAAAACGTCGACGTCCGAGCGGCGAGAGATCCGTTCGAGAACCGGATCGTCGGCGAGGAACTGCGAAACCTTGAAACGATAGAGCGGTCGGTGAAGCCGGAGGATCAAGTTCCGCTGGTTCGCCTTAAAGCCCTTACGAGCCTCGTCGACGGCTCCTCGCCAGCCGGAGAAGTTCGTCTCACTACCGTCCATTAAGACGAGGCAGAGAGGGAGCCCGAGGTTAACGCCGATCGTTTGCAGGATCGTTCGGAGTTGTAGCTCGTAACCCGAGCCGCCGATATCCGGAGAGAACCCGGTAAGCTCCTCGCCCGGTTGCCCGATGACTTCCATCCCTGGCGCGATGTTCTCGATGTACCGGACGCCGCCGGAGGTTACCTCGTACGTCGAGTTACCGTAGCCGGGAGGCTGAAACTGCCCGTCGTTCGAATAGGCTCGCTTTCGGAAGATCGCGAAGCAGCTCGCGACCTGCCGCTGAACGAGCATCGCGAAGTCGATATCGTCCCGCATCCCGGCGACCGCGAAGATCGGAGCGAGCGCGGTAATCCCGCGCGTTTGCGTCATCCGTTTCGGATTAAAAACGTGAAAGACCTGACGCAGCCCGTCCGGCGTCCGGACGTCGACCGGGACGCTCTGCTCGCCTTGAATCGTCCGGTTCGGGTTGATCGGATCGGTCGCGATGTAATACCGCTCGCGGCGTCGAACGTCCGAAAGCGTTACGCCGAGGAACGTATTCGGGATCGTCGTCGTCGTTCGTACCGCGTGCCCCTCGACCGCTTGAATCTCGCCCGACTCGAGAGCAAGAAACACGACGTCGCCGTCGACGAACATCGAGCGGAGAGCCTGAACCTCGAAGTCGTGAAAACAGAACTCGCCCTGAATATCACACTCATCCGGCTCGGTCGCCCATGCGTTCCATCGCTCGCGGAGCTCGAGGTCGAGCCCCTCGTCGCCCGTCCGAGGATCGAGAGTAAACCCCTCCTGGACGATGTTCGTTACCGCTCGGTCGATCGTCTGCCCGATGATCGAGTCGTTACGGTCGACGTCCCGAGCCTTCTCGATATTGTCGTAATACTGGTACTCGTTGCGAACGTGATAATCGGCCGACCCGCCCTGCGGAGCGAGACCGAGGCGACGACGCACGAACCGACTCTCGCGGCTCATATCGTAATCGGATCGCAAAGTCTCAAACGTCTCGGCGATCTTGCCTAAGTTGGGGGACGTCATACCTTAGCCTCGGAAATGTTGGTCGAACTGAAAGTGCCGAACCGCGGAGCCAGGAGTCTGCTGCGCGACGTACGCCTGAGCTCGCCGTAGTTGCGCCTCGATCTGCGCCGCGTTGATCGTCATCGAACTGCCCTGGTCCGCGGAGCTGTTCGGCGCGAGGATAAGATATTCCCGCGCGGCCGTAACGAACGCTTTCGCTTTCGTTAGCGATGCGACCTCCTCGAAGTCGGCGTTATCTTGCATCGCGGTTATGATTTCGTCGATCGTCCTAGCCATGACTCTGCACCTGCTTTTGTACTTGCTCGATCATCCAGACGATCGCTCGAGCCGGTCGGTCGACCGGGATTCCGCTCTCGAGGCTCTCGCCTCGTCGCTCGAGTCCGTCGGTAATTGATCGTAGCGTTTTCGCTTGCGATCGCGACAGCCGAAAATCGACGCGAGCCTTCGCGTACGGATAATCGGCTCCGACCGTCGCCGGGATCTCGACGTCGAGATCCGCGACCGTTACTTGAATCCGGCGAGTCTTACCCATGCCCCTTTACTCCCTGTTGGTTGCTACGAACGGCCGACCGTAAGGATCAGTCATCGGACGAGAGCGATTCTCGGCCGGCGTCGCCGCTCTGATTAGTTTCCGCCGCGACTCCTCGCGGTCGACAATTACTCGGACCCCTTTCGCACCTCCGGCCGCCGCGGCGTACGCCGTCGCGTCGAGCCAGTGATTGTTCCGGCTCTTAACGAACCACTCTCGCTTATGCTCGCGGCCGTAAGACGGGACGAGCCGAAGCTCCTCGGCCGTAATGTGGTGCGCGAACGATAAGTGCCTCCGGCGATCCTCGCCGGGATCGTAAAGCGCGAGCGTTCCGCCGTTCCTCTCGCCGTTTCCGTCGAACGTATCGACGAGGAACCGGTCGTGGACCCATTGTTTCCAGTATTCCGAGTTAACGTGAAATAGGAACGTCTCGGCCTGCTGATGAATATCGCTCCAAGCCTCGAGGAACGGTTGCCGCGACCGCGCCGACTTACTCGAGCTCGGCATCCGGAACTTGCTCGCCGAATAACCCTTGACCGGATAAAACGGATGCTTGAGCATCCTCGCGGCCGCGTATACGCCGGCCGTAAACGTCCCGGAGTCGATGAAAGCTAGATCGGGAAGATCGCCGTCGAGCATCTGCTCCTCGGCGAAGATCTCGAGCGACGAGAGGATCGCCGTCTCGATCGACTGATTATCCGACGTATGCGAAAGCCCGACCGTCTCGATTACGCCGTAGTCGACGATCGTCCCGCGAGCTTCCGGACCCCACGCGATTTTCGTCCAGTGCGATCGGTACTTTCCGACGTCGATCCCGAGCGTCACCGTCTCGGTATCCTCCGGGATCTCTCGCTGGGCGACTTTCGTCGTCCGGCCCTGAACCCTCGCCGCCGTGAGCCGCCCGGTAATCGTCTCCTCCTCCGGCTCCGGATCGTTTTGATACTCCGCCCGGAATGCTGAGAGACTCGTCTCGGCGATCTTGTTAAACGCCGCCTGAACCGCCGAGACGACCAAGTCGCGGCCGTCGACCTTAATCGGGACGAAATAGTCCGTTAGCATTTCGACGCCCTTATCCATCGCCTCGCGATTGCTGAGATAGAAGTCGACCGCGTCGATCGCGTGTTCGTCCCCGTCTCGCTGCGCCGCGTGCCTCCGCGAGATATACTCCTCCCAGAGCGGCATATTCTTCGGCCACTTCTCAATCATACCGAACCGGAGCCCGTTGTACGACGGTTTAACCTTCCGGTCCGTAAGCCTCGCCGAGAGCGAGGTCGAGTTTTGTACGGTCGTTAGGACGACGATCGCGAGACGCCCGTCCTGGCCGACGAGCCCGGAGATATCGCGGTCGAGCGACTCCTCTCGCTGCTCGACCTGCTGCGGCGATCTCGCCGACTCCTGCGTCTCCGGATCGTCGACGAGTACAAAGTCCGGACGATCGCCGTCGATGTTCGTACCGCGGAACGCCGAGTCGAGACCAAAAAACGAAAGTTTCGCGCCGCCGTAGGTCGAGCCCGGCGTCGCCGGTAATTGTATGTAATCGTTCGACGTCCAGACGATGCCGGTAAGCTCGCCGGCGACGTGCTGCCTCGCCGCCCGCTGCGGTGCCCCGTCGAGAGCTCGAACCGGAGCGCATACCTCCGGGAAATCCTCGAATAGCAGGTCGTTCGACGCGAACCTCGACCGGATATCCTTAAAGATCCGCCGCGCGAGGACGCCCGTCGCCGCGCCGATAATCGGGAACCGAACCACCTCGGCGAGTAAGAGATAGATCAGGAGCCCCTTAGCTAGCTCCGATTTGCCGGAGCCGCGAGGAGCCGCGATCGCTTGCCGGCCGCCGTATCTCGCTCGACCGACGATCTCCTCGATCATTTTCAAGTGATGCCGCCCGAAGTCGATCGTATACCTTTCCGGGAAGTATGTCAGAAGGAACCGAACCGGATCGGCGAGAGCCGCCTCGCGGCGTTTCTCGTTAACGACCGCCGGGATACGGATCTCGGTAAGCGATGCCCTCGCCTCGCGCTTGCGGATAACGTCGCGGTCCCGCTCGGTAGTCCGCTCGACCTTCGGTCCCGTTGATGAGTCGCGAGTCTCCTCCGGCTCGCTACTGCTCGACTCCTGTTCGGCTCGGATCGCCGCTAATAACGCCGTCGATCGCTCGCGAGGCATCTTCGATAAGAGCTGCATCAATTCCGAGGTCGGTAGCGAGCGAATGAACGTCAATGTCTCTGGTTTGAACTCGAACATCGACAACCTTGTGCTCGTCGGCCTGGTTCTGCTTCTCCGCAGAGAGTAACGCTCGAGCCGCCGCTACATGCTCGCGACGGCTCGCCTTCGGATCGGCGATAATCTTGAGAAGTCGCCCGAGGATCGCCTGCCGCTGCTGATCGGTCATCGGCCAGCGTCGTTCGATCGCCTGCGCCTCGAGTCGAACGTAACGCTCACTCATTTACCCACACCGTCCCGATAAAGTCGCCAAACATAAAAAACTGCTCGCCGATTATCTCGTCGCGCGTCAACGGTCGCTGTACGCCCGCGAGGCTTAGCTCCTTTTGTAGTATTTCCTCGGGAGATATTCCGGCCGATAGTTTCGCCGCGAGCGATAGCCTCGAGATAGCCGTCCCGAACGATCCGCCGCGAGGGTCGAGCTTATCGACGATGATAACCGCGCCGCCCGGTTCCGCCGCCGCCTTGAGTCGCTCGAGGAGATCCCGCCGCGAGGCTTTGCCCATGAACATTAGAACGAGGAAACAGATCGCGACCGAAAACGGCTCCGGCGAAAACGTCTCGAGCTTTTCGCAGAGGAACTCGCCAGGGGCTCGATATCGAGATCGCATTTCGACCGACTCGTCGATCCCGATGAGCTTCGCCGACCTCGACCGAAGCGTCTCGCTAAGCGTCTCGCCGATGTTGCCGGTCGAGCACCCGAGGTCGTATACGACGCTCGCCTCCGCGATGTAATGCCTCGCGATATGAGCGACGCTATCGGTAAGCATATCATACCAGGGGAGTTGTTCGCGAACGTGTTGATCGAAGCCGGCCGCGATCTCCTCGCTTTGAAACGTCCACTCGCTCGGGATCCTCATCGTCTGCCCCTTTCGTCGATAACCGCCAAAACCTCATCGCGAATCGTCGCCGCGATCGCCCTCATCATCGGAGGAGGAACCGCGCGGCCGAGACGCTCGTACCGCTGCGCGTAGGTACCAGTGAGCTTGAAATCGTCCGGGAACCCGCAGATCCTCCGGAGCTCGGCGATTGAATATTTCCGACACTCAAACGGATGGGCGACCGAGGCTGCGTGAAACTTACGCCCCTCGGCCGTAATTGCTCCGCACGGCCCGCGAGGGTTATCTCGTATCAACTGAAAATACTTTGTGCTTTTCTTGCCGATAGGTATTCGGTGCCACTCGCGGCCGACAGCGGTTCCGGTCATCCATGATTCGGGCTCGGGCTCCGGACCTTCGCCGCCGTCGATCCAGGGGATCGCATCGCGTATTGAGTAGCTATAACCGAGAGGCTTAGGAAATGCCGGATCGACTCCGAGGTCGTCGCGGACGCCGACGAAAATTAAACGCTGCCGAGTCTGCGGAACCCCTAACCACCTCGCGTCGAGTAGCTTCGCGCGTACTCGGTAGCCGCAAGCCTTGAGCCTCGCGAGGATCTCGAGGAAATATCCTTTCGCGGTCCCCTTAACGAGCCCGGAGACGTTCTCGGCGACGAACACCTTCGGACGTACGCCCTCGATAAGTCTCGCGTACTCGAAAAACAG